CGCTCAAGTATAGGGTCGTCCCTCACGAATAGCTCTATTACACCAGCTTGCAAGACGTTATTGGAGTATTTTGCAGCTTCTACCAGTGTTAAAGACATTTTTCGTGTTCCTTTTTAGTATTTATTGTGAGACAGCCAGCCGAATCTTGTCCTCTGCGGACTTGCTCCGCCAAGCTGCGTTTGAGGCGCTCGGGTCTTTGACTCCACTCTTAGTCGCCCCCTTGCCCTTCAGCCCTTCCTGAACTCCTTCAGTTATACGCCGTTGTATCTCGGCATCGGAGGTCGCCTTGACCTTCGCCTGAAGATTCTTCAGGGCTGTCACGGGATCAAGCGTTCCTTGAGCAGTGGCCTCGACTACTATCGGGTCTTTTGCGTCTAAGCCCTGACTCCACATATACTGAATGAATTTCACTTGGTCTGGATCGGCTTGAGGGGACTCCTGAGCCTGCCTCGCTTGCGCCCTACTCTCCTCAAGTTGCTGAACGTGAGTTTTCTTAGTAGGTTGGTCAAACTCACCTCCGCCTTGCTTTTCAAGAGCATCAAGCAATCGAGCGTTGGCTAACTCCATGCCATCCAGTCGCTTCATAACACCAGAAAGTGCCTCGGGTGCTATGCCCTGCTTCTGTAATGACCGAGTTATGCCTTGGAGTCGCTGAATCTCGCCCTCTTTCCGCACATCTTCGGCGGTGAGCGTCGTGTTCTTGCCAGTTAAATCCTGAACAAGAGCCTTAAGCTCATCGACTGTTAAAGGAGTGTCTATTGCTCCTTCCCCAGCCTGATCAGTTACCTGATCGCCTTGGGTAGTAATCGGATCGTCGTGTGTTTCTCCTTCCATATTCCTCCTTCTTGATTCTTCTTCTTGAGCCTTCAAGAATCGGGTAAACTCCCTCGACCTCGGGAGTAATAAAAGCCAGCATCGACCACACTGACATTTTATCCATTGTCAACATCCCCCACAATCCCCTGAATGGGCGCTGAGAGACCCGAGAAACGGGTTTAGGGGGTCTCCCCGTATCATTTTAGGGGACGGGGGATTTCAACCCCTATTTCAATCCACCCAACCAATCTGTAAGATATTTCTGTTCATCCGCAGATAGCCCATTCCAGTCTCTGCGGTAATATTGTTGTGCCAACATATCGAGGTCGGCCTGTGTAACTGTGTACCCGCCGTACGTCTGCATGTTAGCACCGAGTAATGCAGGTAAGGCCATCGGAATACCCGTCATCCCGTGCTCATTCATGGCGTCTACCATGTCCTGAACAAACATAGGCACGAGCCTCTGAAAAGCCTGATTCTTCATGCTCTCCTCCGTTAGAGCGAACTCGTCCCCCAAGAAGGTCTCGCCCGCAAGCAGGTCTGTTACCAGACCAGCAGCAGGTGATAGCTTGCTGCGGAAGAATCTCCCTATCAGATCAAGTCTCTCAAGATCGTTAAGCTCACCAGTAGTTGTGTATTTCCGTTGGCCAGCCATTAACTGTACCACGAACCGAGCATATGGTTGAAAACCACCCCAGAAATCTATCCGTGTATTCCCAACCTTGATCTTTCCGAAGTCAGTAGATCGTGGGTCAACCTCAAGTGTCATCTCGTCTGGGGTATCCTTAGTAGCCAGCCAGAACAGTGAGAACATCAGCATGTTTGCTGCAACAAAGGACACTATATTACGTGCCATCATGCCCCTGACTGCAGGGGATGTCCTTATTAGCTCGACTGGCATCATCACCCGACTCGATATGAACCTCGGCGAGAAGAAGAAGGCGTTCCACATGGCAGCGCTGCCACGCATGAATGAAGGCAGGTCGCCCCTGCCAGACATCACGTTAATGGCGTGCGCCAACGCTTTGTAGTTCTCCATTGTGGCCTTCTCTGAGCCTTCCCAGAGGTTAGCATAGTAAGTGAAAACGTCTGATCTCAGCTTATTCAGGTAAGTCACATATGCACGCTCTGAATGCTTCACGAGAGGAATATATCGAGCGAACTTGGTCATAAATGCTTCCTCGTGTTGCACCAATGGTGCAGCCTCACCCTTGTACGGAGCTATATATAAGCCAGCGTCCCTCATCAACTGAGCGAACTTGCCAGAATTAATAGACTCCTCAAGCATGATCGTGAATTTCTCGCTACCGAAAGCCTTTACCATGTCCTTCAGTGCGGGGATCGACTGTCTCGGTTGCCCCCAGAATAGGAGCGTACCCTGTCTTAACGGGGCTGACAAGTCCCATGAAGCCAATAGCGCCCGAGGCAGGTTCAATACATTCGCTGTAGTTTCCCATGCCCTAGTGCCAAATGGCCTCTGCCCGAGTATAGCCTTGACGAATGCTGCTCCAAACTGCTTCTCTAGCAGGACAAACTCGCTTTCCAATGGAATCTGACCCGAGAGCACCTTGGTTAAAGCAGTGGTAGCTCGTAACTGGTCAAAGCGTTGCTCCCGAGTCCAGATATCCGAACGGATAATAGCGTTGTATAGCAATGTTTCTTCCTCGGGGGTGATTTCGGGCGCAGTAAACACCGCCTCTGCGGTAGGCATGACGCCTTTCAGGGCGCTCATGCCTTTCTGTATGGCCTCCTTGCCCTCATACTGCTCCCATATTTGAGCCATCCTTGAAGCACGTTGCCCCAGTTCCTCATGCTTAAGCCCCCGCTCAATGGCTCTTATCGGCTTTGCTTGCTGTATTGCCTTCGTTAGCCTGTCAACCAGACTGACCACTTGGGCGGGATCAATAGCTTGTCTTACAGGCTGCGTAATACGAGGCTCAAGCTTGCCTTCTGGGGTTATCCCAACCTGTTCTGTTAGTATAGCAAGCCTCAGCGAAGCCTGTTCATTTCTACTCATAGCGCCGTAGGCCAGAGCGCCGATCCTGCCACGCTTTCCAATGGCATTCGCCAGATTCTCACGCTCCTGTGTGGTCATCTTGTTCCATGCAGCTACTCCCTTCTGGGTAGACGGCATGGTATAAGAGCTTGCCCGTATAGCGCTCCTCTGAGCGTCCGTAAGACCCGCCCATTTCATCTTCGACATCTCCTCAGCCTGCTGGACACTGAAGCCAGCACCAAGGGCGAGTTGTCTCCGTGTCTCGGGAAGGTCTTTCAGCATATCCCAGTTAGTCTTATTGATGCGGGTAATGGTCTTCTTGACCTTCATAAATTTGCCAGTCTTGGTATCAAACTTGACCTCTCTCTGCCCCCTGAGCTTCTTCTCAAGAGCCTGAAAGTCGGCAACCTTCGGCTTAGCGGGTAGTTCCTGTTTCATCAAGATCACCTTGGAATTCTGGCCAGTTATCCGTGCTTCATACTTTCCAGAGTCAAGCTGGACTGTTTCACGCCTGACGTTCTCCCAACCGTGCGTGATATGCTCGGTCTGTGGCTTTACATCATCTGGCATAAGCGCCGATACTAGGCCACGAGACCGTATCTCCTCCAATATTCTGCCCTGCCCTAACTCGGGATGACGTCCAGCCAAGAAGGTCTCCATGAGTTTCCCCGAGGAGGGAGTAATCAGAAAGTATTCCCTTGCCTTGGCTACAGCCCATTCCCAAGCTGCTATTTCCATTCGTAGGCTCGTTTTCTCTGCTAGGTCTGCGAGTTCTTTAATACTCATACTGGGCTTCCCGCCAATGCGGAGATTCCCTTCCTTAGCCATTTCGTGACCTACTTCATGCAGGGCAATATAACGGAACAGGGTTTCCTGTTCGGCGGGATCAGAGCTAAACTCGGCAAGGTCTTTCGTGCCGATCTCTATGAAAGAATAAGTCCCACCAGCCTCGGTGTACCAACGGGAGTCATTGACCTTCTTATTCTTGTTGATCTTGATGCCCTCAAGCTCAGGGAAAGCCTTCCGTAGCTGTCTCGTAAAGCCAGCACGGGTAACTTGCTGGCCGATTCGGTTGATATGACCCTGAGTAGCTCCTTCCTTCGGAGGGATAGAGAATCTGTATGTTTTGCCCTCCATCCCTACTTCGGTGAAGTATTGGTCAACCCCTTCACCATAATGAACCTTCGAGGAGTCCAATGGGTCAAATGCGAGGTCTAGGCCACTCGCCGTATATAATATACCACGAGGGACAAGTACACTCGTCTGGTCAATGCCAGATATCCCGCCAATCTCGGCAGCAGTGATCTCGTCTATATCGAGGATAAAGAACCCACGCTCAACAGCTTCTGAGTCCTTCTCTCGTCCCTGTGATGCGTAGAAGGTTTTCTTTCTCCGCCTCAATATATTTTCAAGGGATGCCAGAGCCTTGTCGTTGCCAGCCTTGCTCTTGGTGTCCTTTTCGGCAGAGATAACAGCCCAAGGTCGGGTGTGAAGTATATTGGCTAATTCCTCATACCCTTCAGGTACGACTTCTTGTGCTGGCGCTGGCTCAGGTTGGCCGTCCATCATAATCTTTCTGGCCTCCTCTACCTCTACCTCTTTGGCAACCTCCTCAGCGCTTGTTTTCAGCATTGTGGCTACCTCGGGATACTTCTCCATGACATCAGCCAGAGCAGCCATAGTCGCAGCCCCGTCTGTCATGCCAGTCAAGTGATAGGCCTTACGAGTGTCATACATCCTTTTTTGCTCTGGGGTAAACCCGAGCACGCCACGGTCAGTGACCCGTGTGAGTATATCAGCGCCTCCACCAAATCCGATACCAGCAATAGCTCCAAGAGAGAAAACAAGCTGGGTCTCGGGATCGTTCAAGTCAAAAGGCTCACCCATAGCACGTTTCAGGATCAATTCCTGATATACTTCCTCACCACCCTCGGTAATGCCCGTGAAGGCCATCTTACCGCCGATCTGGGCGGTTTTAACCAGCCCTCTCCTGACAGCGCCCATTGCGGATGTTCCGAGTGACCCCATAGGCATGAAGGCTACCCCCATCTGGGCAGCATCCAGCCCCATGAGTTTCATATTGTCATTAAATACCCTGTCGGCCATCAGGTCGGCGTCCTCATGGCTGAAACCTTTCCTTCTAGCTTCGTCATAAGCAGCACCAGCCTCAAGTGATGATTCAATAGGCCTACTTAGGGCAGCACCACCGAGGCCTTGAAGCATGGTCTTGACCACACCTGCGGTACGTACGCCCATAGCTCCCTTAGTTACGGCTGACGTAGCAAGCGCTCCTGCCCCAGCACCAGCAGCAGCGAATCCCACAAGGGAGGTTGCAGCAAGCACCATGAGTGTCGGTAGCATTCTCAGCCCGTATGTACCTAGAAAACGAGGGTCAAATATTGATCGCCACGTGAATTCATCTGGTTCAAACGGCACAGGTTCAGCTTGCACTTGCATGAATTGGCCGTATCTGGTTAGTTTATCACCGATGCCATCATTCCCGAGCCACCGCATAACCCCGCCGACATTGGCCACTAAGTCACCGACACCTGCGGTGAACGTGCCCCATTTCATATTGCGCTCAGTGTCCCCTGCCATTTCCTGAGCATAGGCTTCTACGGTCTTAGCCTCTACACTGAAGTAATCCTTGAGTTGCTGGTCGTTCATTGTGCCGTGCACGTGCTGTGCCAGCATCTCGGTCTCTGTACGTCTGCCTTCACCAATCAATGAACTACGCAGAACTGCTGGATTATCCTTGAAATACTGGATCATCACATCGGCATTCTTCTCTGTCACTGACCGCATGGCAGTAATATATATCTGTCTTTCATTGGCACTAATAGGCTCAACTTTAGCAGTGAGCGCTTGTTGAGCACCGATTGTGCCAGCAACCTGTTCTGGCGGGCGTATCGCCAGAGGCTCTCTTTCAGCCTCGGGTTCAGGCTCAGGATCGTCAACGTGCAGAATTCCGAAGTATTCAGGATAGTAGGTCTTCATGTACTCCCAGTATGTTTCCTCGATCAACTTTTGCTGATCGAAGTATGGGAGGTCGGCAAACTTCAGGTTGCCCTTAGTGTTCGGAGCAATCAGTCTATCGTAATTCTTCTTCGTGTCGTATTCCGCAGCCTTCATTATCTCGCCCTTCTTGGTCTCACGAATATCAGTGTAGGCCTGCGAGAGAATCTGGCTAGACCAACTAAGGCCTGAGTCAAGCTCTTTGTTGATTATAGCTGACGTGAGCGGAATCTGCTCCTGAATCCCCAGATTCAGTAGCTTCTTATTTAGCCTGCGTATATTGTCCTCAGCCTTGGCACATCTTTGGGTTTCTGCCATGTTAGCAGCCCACTGTGTCCTTTTTGCGCCTTCCTCAGTCCTGTCCTGTTCGGCTTGGACTTGTAGCTGCCTCATATTCTGATTATAGGCAGCGAAGGCAGTGTCAGCAGTACGCTGAGTCTCCGTAAGCATTGTATCAACGATTGGAAGTTGTTCGTACCAATTCAGTCCCATATTATTTCTTCTTCTTCCTGTGTACTTCTCCTCGTACGGGAGAGCCTCCGCCCTTCGGGTAGCAAACGGCCATATAGGTATCCTTAGTAGGGTTAACCGTTATTATCTTGCCCCCGTTTTCCTTGCATCTCTCAAAGTCTGCAGGCATGATTCACTTACCTTTGCTGGGATATAGCCCAGCCAGACCCCAATTTCTTCTGAGAGGGAAATAGCTTCTGCGATAGTTGGGTGTATGTATCCCATCCCGTAGTGTTCATCAGGCCTTCCAGTAGAGCCTGTTTATTCATATTCCTGATAGAGGTCGGAAATCCCATTTGTCCCCATGCTCCATACGCAGCCATCATTTGCATCTGCTCAGGGGTAAGCTGCTCTTGGGCACTAATTGGCCTAAGCTTGCCAGTACCTGCAGGTAACGAGGTCTCTTTCTGCACTCTGGCCTTTCTGCCCCTTCCAGCAGTTTCATCCATGCCAGAGGTATATGGTGCACCTTCTTCAATATACGGACGCATCCAGTCTGGTATTGGGGCTTCTCGAAGTTTCAACGGGGAAACCTCTTGCCGTGCCCCCCTAGATACTAGGTCTTTTGCGACCTTGTACTCAAGCTCCTTAATTCGGCTATCTATCAACCAGCGTGCAAAAGTGCCACCAATGCCTCGAAGTTGTCTGGACATGGCTGCCAAAGATGTAATCTCCATTTGTTCACGAGACATACCACCACCACCAAAACCCCCTATAGTGAACATTTCTGGGAACAAATCCATGTAACCCTGAGTCCCTACTTGCCCTAACAGGAAGCTCTGAAGTGTAGTCCTGTCGGCAGCAGATATATTACCTCTCGTGAGGTCGGCTATCATCTGTGAGGTAATTTGTGGCAACACATTACTTGATATCCCTGCTCCTTCCAGCCATGATCCTGCCCCCGCTCCCCCAGAGGGGACACCAAAAACCTGTTGGGTCACATCGCCATAATAACGGGCTAGTGCCTGATCCCCGAAGTGACTTTCTAATACTGTTCCGCCTGTCTGTGGAGTGTCTTCTGCCATCTTAAATCTCCTTGTTTAGGCCATGAAGCCATTTATTAACTGCCCGAGCACCTCTTGTACGTATATGCTCGAACATTTCATCTGGCGTCAGTCCCTGAGCCATTTGTAATTGCTCTTTCCTTGTGGCCTTTCTGACCCCATAGGGAGTCTCGCCCATGCGCTCAAGCACTTCGTCAGCCCCGAGCAGCATGTTTGTCAACTTCTGCAGAGCAAGGGTCATTATATTGTGCGTTTCTTCGCTCATCCTGCTCCTTGAGCCTGTTCAGTAGTGCTTGGGCTAGGCTCTACCCCTTCCCCGAGGCGACCACGCTTGGTTAATAGCTCACCCCCGAGTGTAACCCCCTCGCTTTGTCTTTTCGGGGGGATACGCCTGACTCCACCTTCCCCTATTCCTCCAAGCCCTCCGCCTTCTAGTCCTGTAACTTGGGCAGCTTGTTGCAGTTGCTCCTGAGCCTTATCCATGCCAAGTTGCTCGGTAGCATCCATAGCCACGATATCTCTAACTTTAGGCTCAAGCAATGCGTTCTCAGCAATTTGTTGAGCCGTGTCTTCATCAGATTCACCCTCGGACATATCGAAGTATTCAATCTGCATCTTGCGCTTGCTAATTGCGCCTTGTCGCCAGAGAGAAGCCCCAAGCCCCTTCCTAACATCGGTAGATTCAGGAGGCTCAGCCAGTAGGCGCACCTCGACATCGTAGTGCCCGCCAAATTCTGCGGGCTTAATCTCCTCTACCTGTTTGCTTTCCTCTGTAGAGAAGCACTTAAAGGCTATGGGGTGTTGATATACTTGCTCGATTATCCGAGCGCCCATTCCCATAGCCACGCCGAGGGCGTGTTCCATGTTCTTGAACGGTAGCTTGTAAAGAGTCTTCCCCGAGGCCAATAGGCCTTCTTGCTGCTGGGCGCTATATACCCCAGCTAGTCTTTGCCCGCCCATCGCAGCAGGAGGGGTTGCCCTTGCCTGTAGCATCGCATACTCCTGAAATAGGCCTTGCGGTGGACTCTTGCCTTCCTCGGGATTGATCTCAAGTTGGTCAGGAATCTCGATCAGTAGCTCATCTGGGTCAGTCGGGACTCCCTTTGGGTAATGCTGCTTGATAAGTTCTGGATTACCACGAGCCTTGTATCTCTGCCAAGCGTAACGAGAATTCTGGGCGTCGATCCACGACATCATTCGAGCCTCCATAATTAGCTCGTCCTGCCTTGGATACAATAGTGAGCGGTAATAATACTCTGGTTTCCCCTCATAGCTCGTTTGCCCCAACCCAGCGCCAAAGTGTACATATGGCACGAAGCCGAATATGTTGAGCTGTGCGTCACCGTCAAGTAGGGGTTTGTTGTCAATCGAGAAAAACCGCCATTTATCGTCTATATAACTCACCCACTCCACGGTGTCGGTTGGGGTTCTATCGGAATACCAGTCCCAGCCATTTACCTTGCAGATCATGTTGGCCTCTGCTATGGTAATATAGAATGCCTCAATGACATCCATAGGGACAACCCCATCGTGTGCAGGCGACGGTAAGACGTTGATCGAGTCGGGCGAAGTGAGGAACAACGGGAAGTGGTTCAGCCGTTTCTCTCTATACTCCTCGATTTCCTCGGCGTTCAGGGTGCTCAGTGGTCTTCCCTCGTAGCTCCCGAAGTACATGTCGTCCATGTTCACCTTGAAAAAGGCCTCACCACGGATCAGAACTTTCTTTGCCCCCACCTTGACTACAGGCGTATCTTTCCATAACCAGAAGTCATAGAAAGCTGCCTTCTTACCAGCTATTTCACGGGGCTTATCGCCCTTCCTTGTAGGGTGGACGATACTCTTAGGATTGTCCAGCGTAAAGTGCTGCACACCATTGTCTACCCATTGTCTCGCAGTCGATGGTTTACGATCAGGAAACCGCTTAGGCACACCAGTCACGAAGGTAAGCTCGTAAAAGCCGTCCATCTTCTTTTGATCGGTATGAAGCTGGCTATAGTAGGTCTCGTACGCCGTTTTCTTGTTTGTTACCTCAGCTAAGGTAGGCGGATTATCATTCATAGTGCTTCTCCTCTATGTTCTCACAAACGTAGGCTTGGGGTGTTCACCGATGAGCTTGAGTGGTTTGTATCGTGATTCCTTCCCAGTCCACATGAATTTGTTGGCCAATAAGTAAATCATGGCTTTACAGGCATGGTCATTCTTTTCAAGGGGTCTGAGGGTGTCCTTATGCCTCATCCAGACGCCTCCCCCTTCCACTGGGGATCGTCCGCCACCGCATTCGGATATCAAGCCACGGGCTTTCGGGTCAATGATGATCCCAGCCCTGCCTGTAATCGGGTGAACCTTCATATGTGTCCTGAGAAGGTCTATCCCGTCTTCGACGTTGACCTTCTTGTAGACTAGGCTTTTCTTTGCCCTTGAAGCCCATACATCCACAGGTGAAGTCATGCCTTGATGTTGTGTGCCAGCGATATCTATAGCACCGCCGACCACGTTATCCCACCAAGACGTCTTCTTGCAGAGGTCTATTATGTCCTCGGTCACGAGACCGACCACGTAAACTTCATCAATAACGCCGTAATATTCACCAAACTGTTGCACAGCCTCCACAGCATACGCCCCCATGTATCCGACATCCACGCCTATCTCTACAGGCAAATCTCGGTTGAATTTTACGGGTTTTACGTGTAGGGCATTAGCGAATTCAGTGACCACTCGGCCTGTCTTGGGGCACGGTACTCCGCCGAAGCGCTCCATAAAGCGCTCAGGGGTCATGGAGGCCTCTAGTTTTTTAAGCTCGGGGTCATTCCGCCCATGCGGAAATATCTTGGTGTTGCCCCACGTAGGAAGCGAGAATGATTCAAGCTCAAGTGTGTTGTATGACTGCCCAAGCTCGTATAGCTCTCGATACCAGCTTACGTAGTCCTCCTCCTCCAATGTCCCAGCCATTGACAGCCAGCCTCGTTTTTCGGCCAGCCTTGCTCGTGCCCTTAAGAATATGTCGTAGTCTACCTGAGCAGCTTCGCATATTTCTATGGCTTCAGGCGCTACGGTTGCGATCTTCTCGGGATGTTTGGCCGATTTCGTAACAATCTGGCAGTCATCCTTGAGCACCATAAGGGCAGGATCAATATTCTTTGATATCTCCTTGATCTGCCCAAGTTTCTGGAAGTCTTCAACTATGTGCTCCCACTCTCCACGGGTGGTCTCATAGTCCGATCCGAGAAGCCAGAATAGCCCTCCCCGTTTCTCGGGGATGCAAAAGTCCACGTACCAGTGCCAGAGTAGCTCCTTAGAGTTTACCTTTGACTTACCAGCACGCTCACCACCAGTTATCAACTTGTGCCGTGCATCGGAAAGGTGGACTTTCCATTGGTCTTCCGTAGGCTCGTAGCCTACTACCGTGAATATATACCGTTGTGCATCAAGTAGGCTCATCTTGCAATCACGGCCATCAGCCTGTTGACTAATTCCTCCTCAATCGCATTGACTTCATTCTGTGTCACCCAACGACTTTCGGCAACGTCGCAAAGGTTGCCTATCAAAACATGGATAGCCTCGTGTTTGGCAAGATGCGGGATATCAAGCTCCTTAATTATAGTATCATCATACTCGGTGCAAAATGTTATATTGGCTACATGATATTCACGGCCTAACTGTGTCACAGAAAGCTCCGCCTCTAACGAGGCATGGATAAAATATATTTGCCACCCATGCAAGCCGAATCTGTTCATCCAATACAAAAACTCAGCCTTGAATAGGGCAAAATCCCCTTCTGTTGTTTTAGTCATTACTCACCATTGCAGCAGCAACAGGAATCATGTACTTCTACCCAGCCATCGCCATCGCAGCCGTGACAAACCTCATGTTCCTCACAACCGCAATCACCCGCCCCTTCGCATACTGGACATTTTTCTGCGTGCATAGTATCCTCCTTCTTTAAGATTTGGTGGCGGGGGTGGGAGTTGAACCCACTATCTTCAGGTTATGAATCTGATGACTTTCCGTTTGTCCTCCCCGCATGTTGTGGACATTCTCCCTTGTGGATAGTCCTAATCTTAGCTTTGTCCCTTTCTGTCGGGTAATAATAGCGGTAGATGAACCACGTGCCCGCATAGATGAGTTCGCCACACTTGGAACACCTATGGTTGTACTTGCTTTTGCGAATATAGTCATCGTATCTGTCGTCATCTTTTATACATCTGACTTATCCCCCTTCGCAATGTTTTCACTCGTTTATTCGACTCGGGCGAATATTGAAGGTTGGCTCGGTGAACCCCCAACCACGTACACACCAGCCACACATTCCATGCCTCGAAAGAAATACCCAGTCGGTACTTTCTTCAGGTATGAAACTCTGTAGTCATTGGTCTGCTCGGCGCAACACATCCGCCAGCAACACGAGTCACCCTCGTAATCGCAGCAGCTATCAGCCGACACACCTGTTGGTATGACCGAGGCTATTAGTATCCCCAGTGCGACCAACCCAGCTATGAGCCTTTTCTTCATGCGTTACCTCCTTTCCGTATGACATTTATCAATCTCTCGAACAGCTTCACGATTACAGTTGTCTTGATCGGGAACGTGACACTGATCTTTGGACTAACCGTCACTACGGGTTTTACTATGATTTGGATTTTATCGACCACAAGCTTTCATCTCCTGATATATTCTATACTGATCGGCTTGTCCTCACCACGTACGGCAAGCCCGAAGTCCTCAGCAAGTTTTATGATCTCAGTCTGAGCACCACCAATATATATGCCCATGCCATACATATCGAAGACCTTCAGAACAGCGCCGACGGCCATGCGAAACATCCCAACGGCTTTCATATAATCATAGTCCGAGAGCGATATACTCGGCAACTCGCACGTGTCATCAATCTCGATTTCTTCGGCCATTATCTCCTAAGTTGTGGAACTGGCAGGACTCGAACCCGCAACCCCCTGTGTGCAAAGCAGGCGCTCTCCCTGTTGAGCTACAGCCCCATGTTTAGTGCGAAGGAAACAGGTGATGCTTATTAAACAAAATAGGCAATCTGTTTAATAACGGGATTTCTTATTAAACAGTTGTTTCATAAGCTCTCGGGCAAGGACTCGAACCTTAGCTTCAAGGTTCAAAGCCTTGCGTGCTACCACTACACTACCCGAGAATGCTTGGCAGTCTCGACGGGTGCTGACCCCGTTCCTGAGCCTCGACAGGGCACGATGCTACCGTTACACCACGAGACCAAACCAACCCCGCTCTCACGAAATCAGTACTCTTTCTACACATGGCAGATGAGCTAACTAGGGCATGAGAGGAACAACCATGCTGCTATACCTAACAGTGTTATAGACAACAGTAGGATCAGCGTCAAGCATCGCTGGGAATTCTTTATCCGCACTTGCTCCACCCGCATGAGTGACATATCTGACACCCTTCTTCCCTCGCTATCTTACCACCACACTCGGGGCATCCACCCGAGTCCTTGCTGGACGGTTTCTGCTTATCGTGGTAGTATCGCTTGTGTACGTCAAGCGTCCGCTCGTCAGGAAATATCCTGTCACATCCGTCGCACCTTACTTGCATTTTAAGCTCCCCGCTCGATGGTACGATTGCTCAAGCACAGTCCGCTCGTGGGCATCAGCAGTCGCAAGCATCTTGTCGTACTCAGCTTGCCTCGCCCGCAGTCTTATCCTCGCCTTGGCGATCTTTTTCATTTTATTCCCCCCATCATTATGTCAACTCTCCGAATATCCTTTTCGGAGTGACGAGGATACCCATATAGCATCTGGCCGACCACCTTGGGATTCGGTGATGGACTTCTCCTATATGACATATCCGTACGCACACAGGTACAATTACTTCTTGCATGATTGTCACACATTGTCACAGTTCCCCTTCTGTACTGTCACGGTCTGTCACGGTAGACTCTTTCACTGTCACACTATTATCTACTTTACTATTTACTCTTTCCATAGCTGTAGTACTGTGGTCATTATTACCTATACCTAACTGTTTGATCTCTGTAGGGATAATCACTGGTGATTGAATCAAGTCCCTACCCTTCTCACTGAGAGCAATGAGTACCTTGTTCTCAACTATGGGAAACTCCATACGTTTACCAAACTCTGAGGGATATTCCCTTTCCAGTAGCCAAGCAGCAGCAGTCCAAGAGTTGGGATACTTCTTCTTCGCAGCAGTATATATTATCTCAAGTAACTTGGCTTTGTTCTGTGCCTGAGCCTTTTTGGTTGCAGAGAAGAACTGCGAGTATAGGTCACTCCGCAGTCTACTATTACTACTTCTACTATGATCTTCTCCTATCCTTATATAGTCATAGAATGACCTTTCAGATATACCGACAGCTTGGGTGGCATCTTTAACAGGAACAGCAATGGCTATCAACTTACAGATAGACTCTATAAGATCAAGTGTTATCTTACATTTACGGCCTGAATTGGCTTTTCTGTTTTCTACTGGCTGGTATCGCATATTTTACTCCTAATACTGAATTAGGTTCTGAACGT